GACAATTCTGTTCGCGTATAAAAAAGCGGTTTTGATTTTTTTATTTCGATTCCGTTGTCGCGTAAGGCTTCGGCGCGTGCGTGCCCTTTGCTTATTGCTTTTGCGCTTGAATATAGATGTGCGCGTGTGTTGTTGCATTTGGCGCATGATGGCACCAGGTTTTCTAGTTCGTGTCCGCCGCCTCTGTCTACTTCGATTAGGTGATCTGCTTGTGTGGCTGGTTGTGTGCCGCACCAGTGACATAGTGGATTGCCTCTAAGTACTACCTGCCTATTTTTCAGGTACCGCCCGTCTTTGTGCGCAAGACTCATAATGCGCTAGCGCGCGCTGTCGCGCTTGCTCTCGGTTTGTTTACGCTGGCCATGTTGTCAACTTTATGTTTGTGGTTTGTTTTCGGTATGTCAATTATTGTTGCTGTGATGTAAGCCTAATGCGAAATGCCCGCCCACTCGTTGCCTCACCGAGTACCCACTACATTTCAAATTGTTGCCCGATCATGTGTCACCACATAGATCGTCTACCCTCGTTGCCGAGTGTTACACCAACCGCGCTGCAAAACGCTTAGGTCTATTGTGCCCGTACTAGTTATCTATAATCAGTGTTTTTCGCGATTTGCCCACCAAATGCGTTTGGCTGTTGCTTCAATTGCCCAACGCAAATATTTGTCGGTTTCAATTTCATCATCGCATGGCTTCACAAACGCTTGACGCATCTGCTGGCAACGCAACAACGCTTCTAACATTTCAACATCGGTCATCGCGGTTCACTCGCTTTCAACGCATCAATCACCTTCGAAATGTCCTGTTTAGTTAAATCGCTTGTCGTGTTTATTTCGCGACCCAAAGTAGCAGAACAAAATGTTTTTAAATCGTCACCTTTCAAACCTTGCCCGTTAGCCAACGCACGCATCATGCCCATCTGCTTAGGTGTTGGATATTCGCGCAATCTTTCCTCAGGAAACGGAACTTCGACATCATGCAACTGCACAACTGGCGCCAATGGTTGGCGTGACTGTGCGGCCATAACTTCATCACGCGATGCCAACGATTTATTTGCCCCGATGCCCGCATAAGCCAAAGCACGCCCAACAGCGCTGGTGTATCCGACTTCCGATTCACTGAACTTTGTGTACGGTGTTCGGCCTGGATATATTTCGCACGCTGACGCAATCACTGGAATCGGATCATCAGGATTACGCCAAATCGTGACAGTGCATCTAATGAAACAAGATTTGTCAGGCATTTCGATCACTTCGCGCGCTGTTTCCTGTATCCGCAATTCAGGCCAGCGTTCAAACGCTATTTTCAGCCGCGTTGCAACATCGACATAGTTATCCATGAAATTCTGTGTCATGCCAACACCAGCCGTTCGCGCAAAGATTTCATGTCATGCAAATCTGATTGTGGAATCCACCAAGATTCGCGTTTACATGCAGGAATTTTGCCATCGTTAGGTGAACGCCAATATTTATCTAAACGACAATCAACAGCGTCACGCCAACCATTTAACAAAACCGTTTGTTCACCAATATTGCAGACAGTTGACACAAATGGCGCTGTTTGATTGTTGTGCGCGTTCAAAATTAGATGACCTGCACGATACAGCGTGCCCTTTACTTCAATGCCGTTAGACAAATCAGGCCGATCTTTCTGATACTCGAATGGGTATGTGTACGGAACACCGAAATATTTATGCACAGCCAATTCAGACATGACACCAACCAAAGTTTTGAACGGTGTTTCAGGTGATGCCGTCAAATCGGTGCGCTGCTGATATTTGATGGCGCTTTCATCGCGCGATTTTGCACATGATCGACATGCGACCATTTCGTCATCAGTCAGTTCAATCAAATATTTGCTAATTGGCACGAAACACCTGGTTTTCTAAACGCTGAATTTCTGCCGATTGGTAATTGCTGCGATCCTGCAAAATTCGAATGTCCGTGTCACGCGCCGTTAATGCTTCGCGTAAATCGGTGATGATGCTGCACAAATATTTGATTTCAATGCGCGCCTGGTTGCAAGTATCGATCAAATCTGAATCGTCTAATGCGTTTGAATCGTCAATGATCCACTGCAATTTTCTTAGTGTGCTGCGTGCCGCCAATTCGTGCGGTTGCACTAGCGGAACTTTGTTGCTTGTAATGTCATTCATTACTTGCATTAGTGCTTTGAACTGTGGATCAGTTCTTGGGTCGATGTTCTCGGTCATCTTTAGCCTTTCGTTTGTTGGTGACTGACATTATCAGGTAGGTGTACGCAGTTAGAACAGATGCCAAAAACAGGTGTTTTAAAGTGACCATGCACGCCAGCCTTCGCTGTATCGATAAATAGCCAACGCTGAACGCAAATTGTGTTCCAAATCAAACAAATCGTCACATGTTCTGATCAGGCCGTATGCCTGCAAATATCCGTTCGGCCAGTAGCGCGATGGCTTGCACCAAAACTGATTAATTTGCATAGCACCGTTTGATCCGCCATTTGGGTCGGTTGCGTTAAACGCGTCAGGTTGGCATCGTGATTCACGGTAGGCAATAGCGACGACTGTGGCCAATTCATGTTCAGGAAATCCAACATGTTTAGCCATGTTAAACACCTTGCCACAAGCGTCAGGTTGCGTTATAGGCGTGGTTTGGACGGTTGTGGTAGGTAGTGGCGCAGGTTGTTCTAGACCCTGCCAAACCGTGATTGGCGCTGGTTGCTTTTCTTGTGCGGTTGGCGCTGGCGGTTTTGCCAACATAAATATTGACATTGCGCTAATGAATAGCGATATGGCTGTTTTGGTGATGAGTGTCATTTAGACCTACTTTCTCGGTAGGTTAACCAGCCTAGACAGATTGCGGTGCCGCTTTCGGTGATGGGCCAAAAACCGCGCTAAATGCCTGTTTTACGGCTTCAGGGTCGTGTGCTAAACGCGGTTCTATTTCCACATGCCACCAATCGCCATTCTCGAATTTGCCCGCCTGCCATGTGCCGCGATCACATTTCCAACTGCGTGTCAACGCATAATCGATCACAAGTTGTATGCCTAGCGTGTCTGCGTTTTCTAGCAGTTTGTTCATGTATGCCAACGATATTTTGCGGCCGTCTTGCCGTCCGCGATTTTGTTGTGCTTGCCATCTGTACGACAAATCTGCTGCTAGGCCGCGCGCATGATTGCTTATAACACCTGGCTTGCCGCGCACATCACGATTGACGAATGTGCCGTTGTTCCATAATGATCCATCAGAATGTCGACAACACAATTCTGCCCATTTGTTCATGCCAGCCAACGCCGATTTAACGACTGGTTGTGCGGTGACAATATACAATTTTGTCATTCGAGTGCGTCAGGTATGCCGTCGTTGTTTTTGTCTGCGTTTTTTATGCCGTTAGCCGACACAAGACCCGATAGTGCGCCTGTTAAAAACACGCTAATTGTGCTAAGCAAATCAACGATTTTGCTATCAAGCGGCGATAATTCCTCAGGCATCGAAACGAACAACAAACCAAATAACAAACCGACAACCATAAACACAAAAGTCACAGCCATCAAAATTCCGACGGTAACAATTAACCGCGCGTGAATTTGATTATTTTCTAATTTCACACCTGTCAGGCGACCCATATTGGCAAACTTCGCTTATCGATAGATTGCGGACTTTAACGCCGCCTGTTGTGTTTGTTTTACTTGTGGCGCAACTAGCGCACAATGCAATCGTGAGTAGCCAGTAGCGCACATCATTGCCCGTTGTTTGGTTCGATTGTGGGCGGTGCTACAAATTCATTGGTATTTGCGTTATATGTCCAACCGATACAAACTTTAAAATCGCAAATTTTGCATAAATCGTAATTGTGCCAAGTTTGGTTTTGATAAAAAGTTTCCCACGCTTCAACCGATCCGCCAACTATTGTGCCGTCAATGTCAGTTTGTGTTTCAGTTGGGTCAATACCTTCGATAATTTGTTCGACTATGTTGTTTGAATTTATAAATGCGTAATTTGTCATTATGCCCAACTTACATTTCCTGAACCTGCGGTAATTGTTGCAACGGTATATGAACCGTCTGTTGCGGTGCTACCTGTTAAACCTGCACCAATTGTTATTGTGCCGCCTGTAGTCAAATATCGAAGTATGACTACACCGCTGCCGCCTGCGCCTGCTGTTGACAAATTATCCCAACGACCGCCACCGCCACCGCCTCGATTGGTTGTGCCGTTGTTTGTTGTTGCGACTGCACCTGCACCTGCTGACGCGCCACCTGCTGCGCCACCTGTTGATTGACCGCTACCGCCACCACCTGCCGAATAATTAATCAATGTGCCAGTTATGTTGCTTTGTTCACCGCCACCGCCTGCACCACCTGTATTTGTATAACCGTCGTTACCTGCAGAAGAAGAACCGCCACCACCGCCAGTACCTGTACCGCCACCGCCTGCAACACCGCCTGCAAAACCTTCACCAGTAACACCTGTGCCTGCTGTTGTGCCACCGCCACCACCTGAACCACCGTTGACGGCGTTGGTTGTTGAATTTACACCACGCACACCGCCGCCACCGCCGCCGCCAGTTGCAGTAAATGAACTAAAAGTACTATTTGAACCACTTGCACCAGGTCCACTACTTGCACCAGTACCTGCTGCGCCAGCGCCAACTGTTACTGAATAATTTGTTCCTTTAGTGATTGATAAACCAGTATTTTTTAATCTGCCACCGCCGCCGCCACCACCAACACAACCAGCACCACCGCCAGCGATTACAAGGTAGTCGACAGTAAATGGTGCATTACCGCTAAAAAAAATAGCAGCACTAGCACTAGTAAAATACAAAGTGCCACCTGCCCATGTGCCTAACGCTAAAGACCCTGCGGTCGTTACTGTTGCCGTGCCTGCCGTAATTGTGCAAGTACCTGCACCAATGTTTTGAATAAACAAAGTGTCACCTGCACTAAACAAATTTGTGTTTACCGTGATCGTTGTCGCGGTTGCTTTGTTCATCACAACGCGTGTGCCTTTGTCGGCCGCAACCAACACATAACTATCGGTCTTAGTGCTGACGGTTTGATTGTAGGCGTTTGTTTGCAGCGTGGTCATTTGTGCGGCTGTCAAAACTTGACCTGCTGTAAATGTTTGTAGTGCCATAGTGTCCTTTACATTATCCTAAAACATTTGTCGAATCTATGATGCCATAGGTCAGATCGTCCAAAATTAGTTCATAAACAATGGTTGTTGGTGCCGTAAAATACATGACCGAATGGCCATTGTTGACGGTGATGGTGTGTTCTATGCCTTCGATACTTAGTTCCTGCGCTAGTTGTGTTGTGCCTGGTCCGCTGGCAAATGTTTTTTCAATGGTGATTGTGTTGCCGATATCGATTATGGCGATCGTGTCGCGCTGCGCTGTGGTCAATTTGTTTAGGTTGGTTCCGACGGCTGTGTAGCGTGCCTCAGGTTCAGGTGATAGCAGATAGTTGGCCAACGCCAACGCTGCTGTGTCGTTGTGTAGCAGCGAATCTGTGATGCTGGTTGTTTGTATGAAATATTTTGCTTGGCTGGCTGCGTCATCTGCGATTTGTTGGTTTCCGCCAACGATGGCGACCGCTGCCCGATTGATGACTTGATCCGCTTCAAATGAAACGCCTAAAGAATCAAATTTAAAGTTTGTGCCGTCATCGTGGAAATCTGCGACTGATGCGCTAAGTGTGTTGCCGATTCGTGGCTGAAATGTTAGGTCGCCGTCACGGGACATGAACAATCTGCCTTGTTCAGCGGTGTTTATCCGTGTGCAATATTCAAGAACATTTGTGCCTGCTGGAACTGTGAACGCGGCCGCGCCGCCAAGTGTTTGTGTGCCTGTATCGATGTCGCGTTGTGCTATCGGGAAATCAACTTCGGGCAAATCTAAGACTGCTGACAGTCGGACATTTGATAGTTCTTCTGACACATTAAATTCGTTCATGTAGGTTTGGGCCAACAAATAGAAATCGTCTGCACAATAAACGGTCACTGTGTCCAGTCCGCCTAATTCAAAGTTGTAGTCGTAGTTAACGATGTAGCCGTTGAACAAATATTCTTTGACATTCGTTGCCGAATAGCGTGCTAGTCGCACTTTTCGCATTGGTGCTAAACCTGGTTGCGCTGTTGATGGGTCGTAATAGGGACTAAGCGAATCGAACGGATTGAAAATTCCTGTTGTGTCCAACATATTTAGCGTCATTGTTCCTGCGCTGAATTGGTCTCCTTGATCGCGTCTGCCGCGTTTAACGCTGATCGAATTGATGCCTGTTGTTACATCAGCAAAATTAGTTGTGCCATCTAAAACATAAGTTGTGTTGTCTAATACGCCTTGCACCGCATCATCAAGTGTGAACGCGTCCTGAACAAATCCTGTATCAATTTCTAGGCTGTAATTACCAGCGCCAACAATCGCTGTGCCTGCCATTATGCGACCTGAATTTGTGCTGGCCCTGCTGACCTGTTGTATGCGCGAATAGCGTTGACTACCGCTTGGCCGATCTCGGCGCTAGTCGATAAACCGCCAGTCACATTAATTGTCACATTTCCCATGCCGCCACCGCGACCCAATGGCACTACCGCTTCAGGGCCTTTTTCGCCAATCATGGCAAGTGTTGGCGATGTCACAATTCCGCCTTCGGCCAGCATTGGAATTTTTGGCACTTCGAAACCTTTGCCACCAAAACCTGGTACCCAATCGGGAAATTTGAACGCCAATTTGCCGATAGTGCTGTTCCACAGTTTGGCGATGGCGTTAAAAATTGATCGATAAATGTTTAAAACGCCTGAAATGTAATCCTTCAAAAAATCTAAACTGGCCGTCACGCCATCTTTAATAAAACTGAACACCGCGTCAACTGTTTCGCGCACGACATCAAATTTTTTGTAAAGAATAACTAGCGCCGCAACGAACGCAACAATGCCCAAAATGACTAGTGCTATCGGATTGGCTGACATAACAAAATTGAACGCGGCCTGCGCGCCTGTGGCGATCTGTGTGGCGATAGTCCAGGCTTTGATGGCAACATTGGCAACCACAATGGCGGCCGCAAAACCGCCAATCACGCCAGCGATAATCAAAAATGTTGTCGTGTTTTCTTGTGCCCATTCCGCCATCGGTTCTAATAATTCCAACAGTTTTTGCAACACGGGCAACAATGCCATTCCTATTGATTCTTTTGTTTCGTCCATCGCTATTTTCATGCCAGCCATGCGGCCTTCAAATGACATCGCCGCTGTTGTCGCAGCACCACCAAATGACACCGCCAACGCGTCAGTTATTTCTTGCATACTTGACGATGAATCAATCACATTTTTAAGCGATGGGTCTAATTTTGTTAGCGCAGCGGTTGACCCGTTATATGCCTTGCCTAATGCCAGCGTGACCGTTTCTAAATCTTTGCCTGTTGCTGCGCTGATGTCTAACGCCGTGTTCATCAAATCTTGTGCAGCCTCAACCGATCCAGTCGACCTAACTAGATTCGACATCGCTGGCCTCAACTGGTCATCAGCGACCGCAAACGCGCGTGACATGCCAGAAATAAAATCCTCATTGGCGGCGATTGCTTCCTCAGTAGCGCCAGCACTGGTTCGCAACTGTTGCGCTAAAAGTTCCTGCGCTTTTTGATCCTCAACAGCCGATTTAGTTGCCAAACCTAAACCAGTTGCCAAACCACCCAAAACACCAATTGCAGGCAACATCGCTTTTTTTAACGCAAACGCAGATTTAGCGCCAGCGCCTTCCAACTGTTGAAATTCGGCCATCGCCTTCGATATGCCTTTGCCATCAAATTCGGTGACAATAGGTATTGATACAGCCATTAGTTCAATTCCTTTTGCACGCGTTCCATTAGTCGATCAATTAATGTTTCGACTTCGCCTTCAACTTGGTTTTTGTTTCGTTCCCATGCTGGCCAAACAAACCGTGATGCGGTGCCATATTTGGCGCTTAAACTTTGCACCATTTGACCGCCTTGTCGTGTTGGCACTTTGCCTTTTCCTGACATGTCCAACAGCGCCGCACTAGGGCCTGTGTAGCGAACAAAAAATGTCGCCAGGTTTGTTGACGCGCCACGAAATTCCCTAACCTTTTTGCCTGATACACCTGACGCAACTTTGTTTTGTTTGTCGCTGTACGGAAACATTTGAAAACCTGACGCGGTTGTCCATTTGCGCGCCATGCCTGATAGCGGTGCGGATTTCGGCAATTTGGCTTTGATGTCGTTTGTGACTGGTGCGGTGATCTGTTTAAAATCTTTTGTCAGATCGCGGCGCGCTTGTTTGTCGATGCTGTTCAATACGCGCAACGCATCTTTGACACCAACAACTGTTGTGGTTGCGCTAATGCTGTCAGCCATTTCGGGCCTTGCGTTCTTTGTTGATCAATTCAATGACCGTGTTCATATCGTCGATCTCAAACGATATTTCAGCAGGCCAAAAACCAGTCGCCACAAGAATCTGCGCTAATCCGTAGCGGTATGAACCGCGTCTACTTTTGGGTCATTGACCGCCTTAGGCAGACAAGACTTTAACGATTTCAAATAATCATCAAACATGGCTGGAACCGTGACACCTGAAAGTTTTGATGCTTCATAAGCCAAATATGCCAAATCCTCTTGCCCGATAGCGCTGCCAAGTTCTGATGCTTTTCGCTTGTATTTGCGTTCCCACAAAACAGTCGTGAACAATGTTGTTTCGACTGTGACTGGATCGCTTCCATCTAGGAATTGAACTTCTAGTGATAATTGCATTATTTGCCTTTCTCGGTACAGCCTTTATCAGACTGGCTTGTTTTGTTAGTTTTCAGCGGCCAATGCCGCGCGATCATGCGACCGCTTTAGTCAATACGCCACCAGTAAATGTCAATGTAATTGTCGACAGTTCGCCAAGTGATGCGTTAATTGGTGTGTGCGATTCAAGATAAGCGCCTGTCAATGTGTAGATCGGATTTGTTGCCGATGCTGCGCCAGTTGCTGGTGCAAGCACAATGTTTGTTTGAATACCGACCAAACCGTAAATTGTGGCCTCAGTTTCGCTGCCTGCGTAGGATTGATACAGTTCAATTTCGACGCTGTTGTTTTGCAACGATGTCACCGATGATGCACCATATTTGCGTGCCGTGTCGCCAAACGCAGTTGTTTCTAGTTGTTCGTAAACATAGTTCAATGTTGCGCTGGTGCATTGGTCGCGCAAATCAACGCTGTTTATAGTCACATTCGGATTGCTGAGATAAACGCTTGTCGCCATAATTTATTCCTTTTCGTTTGTGTCTTTAGTTTTAGCAGGTTTTTTGACTGTCTGTGTGGATATATGGCCGCCTTCGACTAGCGCGTCAATGTTTACGCCATCTAAATCGGCACTGGTGACAACATCGCCAGGTTTAAAACCTGCAAGTCTTGCCGATGTAACTATGTAATTTGCCATGTTTGTTTCCTATGCCGTTTGCGCTTGAACATTTGCGGTCACTTCGTAACTTGGATATTCAACGCCGCCTATAAGCGTACTAGTCGGCCTGCCATCGGTAACGGCAATATTGGCCGCCAGTACCTTTGACATGATGTTGAGTAGCGATCTTTGTGCATCTAGGTTCGCTGGCCCTAGCGTGATGATTTTAACGGGAAACATCAATTTGACGATGTTGTAGTTCCAAGCGTCAAACGATGGCGCGTCAATGAACACGCATGGCGGCACAAGGTTTCTAGGGTCGTTCACTACCTGTAGGCCGCTAACGGCTGTCAGCGTTGCTGTCAAATCGTCTAGTGCCTCATTAAACAAATCGGTAAATGCAACAGGCATCAGGCCACCTGTGGACGGTCAACACCTAACAGTTGTTTAACCAATGGCGACAAACCGTTTGTTGATCCTGTAGCCATGCCATCAAATGATGCAAAGTCTGTTATTGATCCGCGTTGGCGGTACAGCGCGCCGCCATACATGATGGTTGCTAGTTTGACATCTTGGCTTGGCACCGATGTCAGGCTGTCAAAATATCCGACTTCCTGCCTGCGACGATAACAAAAAGAATTTGCAGCGGCCGCACAAATCGTCAGAAATGTTGTGTCGCCTGCCGTCGCTGTGCCAATGCCAATCCAATCTTCAATGTCGGTTGCGGTGATCCAGGTGCAGGTCTGCGTGTAGGTGACAACACCTGAATAGTCGGCAACAAATTCGACTGCTGTGCCTGTGCATGCGTACAGCAGTTGGTTTGGTACGGCAACATTTGTGTTGTATAAAAATTCACCAGTTTCAGCGTCAACGCCTTCAAATAAATATTGCGGTAACGCTAAAACTGTAAATGTTCCAGTGAATGGTGCTGCTAAACCTGAAACCGCTACTGATTCGCCTAACGCGATCTCTGACGGTTCAAGCGTAGATATGCACGCATAGTTGTCTAGCAGTTGTTTCGTGGCCGTTTTATATGTTGCCATAAGCGGTTTTGCCGCCTACGACTAAGCCAGCGCTAGTTTTTGCAGGAACGCAGATTTTGCTACGAATGTTGCGAAATAGCCGTAGTAACTAAATGTGCGGCTGAGTGTCGACGGTACTTCTACCGAAACGATGCCCTTTTGCTGTTCGTAAACTTCATATCCTGGCGCGTATGCAACAATCATTGTGTTTGATGCAAAGTTGTTGTCAACAATCAAAGTCAAACCAAGCGGATTCAATGACGAATACGACAAGTCTGCGCCTGCTGTACCGATTGAATTTTGGCTAATGACATTGTTGCCGTTAATTGCAGGGAACAGTGGACGCTTCGAATTGTCCAATTGGCGGCCAAGCAATTCCCAAACATTTGGCGACACAAACAAATGTGTCGGGAAATAGTTTGAAATGCTTGCGATATTCACCGCGCAACCATAGAGCGCTGTCATCAATGATGACGGATCGGTTTGGTTGACTGTCCATGTCACACCTGAAACTGTGCCACCGCTGACCATGTTGTCGGCTGCGATGTTGTCAGTTGCAATCAGGTATTCGCCAGCCAAGTCATTCAAAACCAAATTCATGGCTGCTGGATCGGTGAAATCCATGTCCTGATATGTCATGGTGACCTGGCCTGCAACAGTTGTTTTTGTGACTGTGTTTGATGCGATCACCATTGTTGTTGCTGATGCGGCAACGCCTTCGGTTTGTGTTGCTGCCGATGTGTGCGTTGTGATCGTTGGTCGAATAAATGTTTTGCTTGGTGTGTTTGGCATAGCGCGTGCGCCTAATGCCGAAACAACTGGACGCACGAAATTCAAATCTTGAAATAGTGGCCCAAGAACTGGAACTGGCAACAAACCAGGTGTGTCAGTTGTAAGAATGTCGCCTGCGGCTGCTTGCAACGCTGTTTGTTGCTTGCTTAACGCTGCTTTGTAGGCTTCATTAACTTTGCGGAATGTGTCGCCACCGATGTGCATTGCGGCAAGATAATCGCCTGCTGATGGCATTTTAAATTCTTGTTTTGGTTGTGCCCAAAGTTTGTCAACAGTTGCTGCTGCTGCTTCGACTACTGGTGCTTCAATTTTTTCGGTCATGTCTGTTTCCTTTGTTGTGTCTTGATTTGATTGTATAGCAGGTTCTACTGGCGTTTCGTGGATAGTCTCATCGGCTGGTTTACTGGCCGCGACTCGTTCAATGAGTGCGCCGCTGAACGCGCCTTGACTGACCAGCGATAGTTCTGTCCATTCAGCGGATTCGATGATCATGGTGCCATCGTCGTCGTAACTAAATTTGATCGGATTGACACCGACCGAAACTGCATCTATTACGCCGTCATTCGCCAGCGTCAAATATTCGTCGCCCAGCCGTGTGGCGCTGATTTTGGCGGTGAACATCATTCCTTGTGGCGTGTCTACGCGCTCAACTAATTTGCCAATGATTTGGTTGCTGTCGTGTTGTCCAAAAAGTTTCGGGTCGCGACCCGTGACTGGTAACGACCCTTGCAAAAATCGTACCCTAGTTCCATCTGAAACTGTGGCTGTTTCGTCGTAGGTAACTGCAACGCCGCTGATTGATCGGCGCGGCAATCCGTCTGCCGCTGCCGCATCAACCGTGATCTGTGAGGGGATTAATTTGATCATGTTTCTGATACTACACTTTCTGTTTCTGTTGTTTCGCGCATTTCGTCCATTGAGTATTCGCCTTTCAAATATTGTTCAACATCAAATTCGACATATGTGCCGTTTGGTAGCACATTGTTTTGGCTGAGTGTGCCAGCAATGCAATCGGCGTAAGCGCGAACGCCGAATGTCCACAAATCCATGCGCGATTCGGCTGATGACTGGTACGAATACGATCCGACGCTGATGCCTGCCAAATATGGCGGAATGTTGCACAACCTGGCCATTTCCATTGCCTGAAATTCTGCGCTGTCAATTAACAGCATTTTGTCAGGTGATGTCAATGTTTCTGTGTAAGTCACGAATTCATTTAGCGCAGCAACTTGATTTGTTTCGCGTGCCGCTTGAAACGATGCCGCCAAATCTGCTAGTTCTTGTGCGCTTAACGGTTCGCCACCCACCTGTCTTAGCGTGCCAGCCGGTATGGCCGATGACGCGTTTCTGTAGCGTGCGTTTTCAAGTTTCAACGCGGTTGCGACGGCCTGTTCCGACATGTAAATAATGCCCTGTATCGGTGACAAAAATTGAATTACATCATCAGGATTTAGTTCCGCGCCTTGAAAAATAATTTGTTTTGATGGCGCAAACCAAACTGGCCCTGATTGATCAAGTGTCTGCACCATCGCAGCAGGAATGCGTGTAAATGCCGTAGGAAAATTATCAGCCGTCCTCGCAGTCACATAAAGGAACGACCTGCCAAAGAAAAAAAGATCGTCAAATAACCATGCAAGTAGAAACGAATTTGGCACACTTGGATCGATGCGGCGTAACCATGTGCGCGGCGCTAATGGCACTTTTTCCATTTCGTTGCCGTTCCAAATTTCGGTATACATCTTTAAGTTCATGCAACTGATAACGCTGGCCATCAGATCGCGCGCTCGACTGATTGTTGGCACACTCATCGCACGATTGCGCGCAGGGCCTTCAATGTAAGAATAATATTGACCGATCATTTGCGCGCCACCATTGTTCACGCTGTTTGTGTAATAACTAGCGGAACCAGCAGCAGCCGCTTTTTGTGGTTGCGGTGATATTGCGGCCTTGCTAACTGTGCGATTAAAAATGCCCATGCGCTAAGTATGCCACCAAACTATTTGACCGTTGTGTATAGGCGACCGCCAAGCATCAACCGAGAAAGTAAGGCACTCGACGGCCGCCCGACGAAATACTAGCCACCTGCAACAACAATCATTGGTTTCCCTGTTGTGGTTGGTCGTGATGCCAGCGCCGCTGACCAAACCAAACATCGCGCCAATTCGATTGGGCCTGGTGATCGTTGCGACGATAACGCAATGCTGTTTTGTGACCGTACCGCGACCGCACGCTGGACATGTTCGGCCAGCATTGTTTCGCCTGTGTGCCACAACAGTTTTTCGTGAATCATTGATCTTATGCGCGGCGTAAATTTTAAGATTTCTGCGTATCCGACAACTATTCGTCGGCGTTCTAGCGCGGTTGGCCAATGAATGTCGATTGATGGTGATATAGCAAATTTGACTGTTGAATCTTTAGCAATTTGGTTGACTTCGTTTAGCATTTGATCGTAGGTATCGGCCACAAATGCGACTGTGACGATTGTGCGACGGTCGGGCAACACAACCGATCTGACACCGAAATATCGTTCGTCTGTTAGCGATGATTCGATGGCGACTACACCGCCAGCAGGTATCGGATCGGCATATTCCAGTTCTGTCCAAATTCCAGGCTGAATCCACGATTTGTCGCTGGCTACCCACAAGTTGCACGATGCCCTTAAGAAACTTATGCGGTCAGGATTTTCGGATTCGGCTGCAATCGTTTTCATGTCTAATGTCGTGCCTAACGCTGGATTGGCATACGGCCAAGCCTGTGGATTCATTGGTGATAAGTCTGGCGGCGGCGACCATTCCGCAAAATAAAGTGTTGACGGTTCATGTTTGTCGATCTGTCGCAATCCTTGTTCACGCCAACGCAACATCGCGGTTGATGCTTCCGTTCCAGCCGTAGACCACATAGACAACAATGGTGATCGTTGGGCCCGTTGCGCTGGCAATAAACCGCCATCGACTACTTCGCGGTTGATGTCCCAACACTCATCAGCCACGATCAGGCTGGCTGACATACCGTGACCAACCGAATTGTTAGCGGCACGAATAAACCAACGCGACCCATCAGGCATTGTGACGCTGTTACGCCCATAACTAGACATCAGTTTCGCGTTAAAATGTTTTTGCAAAATCGGTGCCAAATAGTCATACAACATGACCGCCAAATCCAGGCGATGCGCCGTAGACAACACAGTTTGCGGTTTATCACGCACACTCGACATCGAAGTCAACCACCAACCAACCAACGCAGCCAACGCAACAGTTTTACCGTTCTGCCGCGCAGTCGAAACCAAAGAATAACGATGCACCAAATCACCATCATCACCAAACGCCAACTGGCCATCTAAAACACGCCGCTGCCAATCCATCAAATCCATATTCAAGTACTGGGCAGACCAATCAGCCACCTCAGAACCGAACGATCCAGCGTGATCCGCCACCATCGTTTCCAATCTTGGCTGCGCATGGCCAGTTAGCGCCAGTTCAGGCTGGTCATTTGCGATAGAGAAGGATTGGGTCGGGGTGATTATTTTTTTTGTGTAAAAAAACTCTTTTGTTTTTGGGATTGAAATTGCGTGATTTCGCATTGCTTCGGCTCTTGCGTGTGTTGTTGTTGCGTTGCGTTGGGCTACTTCTTTGTGTCCTTTTCTGTTGTTGCATTTGGCGCAACAAGGTTGCAGGTTGTCGAGGTCGTGGCCGCCGCCGTTCATTATGGCAACGATGTGGTCAACGGTGTCGGCTGGTTTGCCACAGTAGGCGCATTCGGGTTTGTGTTGCAGGATGATTGCCCGGTTGCGTTTGTATTCGGGGTTGCTGTGTTCTTTACTCATGCTCACGCGCTTCGCTTGTGCTAACGCGGCGCTTGCGCGCCTTGTTGTCGGTTTGTTTTGCATCACGTTGCATGACGGGCTTGGGCTTTCTGTGTCGGTTTGTTAAGTGTATGTTATGTCGAGTTGTAATGCGAGACAGTGTGATGATGCTCACCCACGGGCTGCCTCAATCCGTTACCTTGCTCATCTAGTCGATTATGTTTACGACTCGCCCCAACGCTTTGCCCATTGCCTTTCGTGTAGCAGGTTTCGGGGCGCGCTGGTCAAACGTTGTTCCCAACGATTAGCCCCGTCACTTGCGACAGTGATACAGCCGTGCTACTAGCCGATTGTGAGTGTTCTAGTTTCTATCAGACCATGCCATAAGAATTGTGCATAACGCTGTTAGAGCCAACGCCAGCCAAACTGTGCGACTCATGGCATTTGCCTTCGCAATGCTTCATGGGCTAATTCAAGTTCATCAGTAAGGCGATCTACTTCTGACTTGTACCAGTCGCGCTCACGCGCTATCGCTTGACAATGATCGTGTAAACGGTCGTACTGTTCGTTTGGATTACTCATTTTTTTAGCCCGTCTATTACGGCCGAACATTGGCCAGCGGTCAACGTCTCAACCACAACGTCATCTACCTGTAGCAAACGGTGAATGTATTCGAGCAGTTGCACATCATCCCAACTTTTACCGCGCGCCAAGCTCTTTAGAAAACCAATTTGTTTAGGTGTAGCGCTGCCGTGTGCGTCTGGTCGAGGCGTGCTGTTCACACGGTTTACCTTTTCCATTTCGCTGACCGATGCACGTTCGCCTGTGTGCCCAATGTTGCTGTTGCTGATTGCACGCCCAATGGCGCTGGTCTCACAGTTTTCTAAAAACGATGTTTTGTTGACCGGGCTATTGCCGAACACTTCCTCTGCGTAACCAGTGGCAATAAGTCGGTCATCGTTGTTGTAGCACTCGGCGCGCATAATGATTGTTGAGCCGTCGTAGTGATGTATTGACGTGATGATGCGGCCGTTTGGATACTGTTCCCACCAGCGCACTAAACGTTGGGCAACTGTCTCGTACAGCGATAAATCAAAATGCGCCACGATGAGCCGCCAATTCTTTAGTTTCTGGCATTAAATCAAATGACCACAATTCTTGTTGACTTGTCACAAACGCTGGTCTGTGCATTTTTTGACCAGACGGCCAATGCGTGTTGTAATGACTAGCCACGTTTGCGCGTTTTTTTGTAGTCCAACCAATAAAAGTAACTACATCGCAATGCTCGTTTACTGTGCCAAAAATATAAATGGCGTTTGGGTCATTGCCGTACGTTGTTAAATTGCCGTCTAAATGTTGTGTGCCGCGCAACTGATAACCAAGTACGTCATCTATGCCCTGTTCGTACGGTCTAAATGTGTAAGGCGTTTTGTTGTATTGCGCCCATGCAGCTTCAACGGTAAAACCAATCCGTGTCGCTTTTGGTATTGACAATGTGCGGTCTGGCAACCATTTGCCTTCGCCTTCAACCATTTTGCGTTTAACCATTTCATCGCGGGCATTTTGGTATTCGTAACTCAATGCTTGTGTAAATGTCATGTCGGGTTCTTTCTTTTCGTCGGCTCTATTGGTTTGACTTTAGCACACGCTTTTAAGTTGGGATGTAACCACATTACTTTTTCTGGGTTGTGCCGGTATCGCGTGCCGTGCATGGTTAAACCGCACAATTTACAAGGCGCGTATAACATTTATTGCAGCTTTAATCACTGATGCGTTAAAACGGTTTTGTTCTCCGCCAATAATCATGTGCGCGTCATACATCATTGTTAATTCGTCAAGCAAAATAGTGTGGTCTGGTGGCTCTGGTCGAGCAACGTGGTGCGGTCGAACAATGTCGTCAATCATTTCGCCAAACACCTTGCCAAGTTTGTCGCTGTAGTTATCGGGATACATTCGTCGGGTCTCCTCTGTTATGCCTGTTTCGGGATATTGTGCGTCAGTCATGAGCCGGGCACAGCCCATGCTGACCAGCCCACTTTATACCAGAGGTGTAACGCGGCACGGATATTGACATCTGGGTTAAACAAATCGTCAAGTTTGGTTATGTAACCCTCACTAATAAGCCATGATTTGTGTACGCCGTTTATTTGCATTAAACCTCGACTGCCGTTGTTGCTGTCTTGACTATTTAGCGCCAACGGGTTACACCGTGACTCTCTAAACATGACGCGCGCCAGCATTGGTGCTTCGGTTGCAGGCCAGCCAGCTGTTATGGCATCGGCAACGTACTGGGCGCATCCTTTAGGCACGGTCGTGGTCGTGGTTGTTGTGGTTGGCAACGTGGGCACAAT